GGGGTGTTGTATGGCAGTATTAATAAAACATGTCGTCGTCGTGGGTCATGCCCCAGTTGTCATAATAGGCAGTTTTCCGTAATTTGCCCTGTGCCTCTTTTAATTCTTTTAGGGGTTGGATGAACACCAGCGGACACTTGCCAAATGAAAATGAAACGCCCCGGTGCAGGCCATTGTTGCTGGGATGATCATACATCACCGCATAGTTGGGATTTTGTTTGTGGCCTCGGCCGCAGATCTGCGACAATCGGGCTTCGCTTATCTTATACTGAATATAGATGACGACACACTCCAAAGCAAGAGTATCAAAGAGATCACAACAGTGGTCAATTTGAGGACCAAGATCACGTACTCCATGGACAACTTGGATTGTCTTTGTTTCAACAGTCTTTTTCGCAAACGGGCAGATTCTTTCTCCAACAATAGGATCTTTCTTGCCAAGTTTGTGTTCAATCCATTCATAGACATCCTTGCTGTTGACACGCATGTCAGCTATTTTCTTCTGCCCGATTTCCTCATTGGTGCTCTACGCCCCGAGGATTTCGACTGTCTCCTGCCTGATTTTTTTGGCATGTTGTTTCTTCCGTTGTGTTGTTGTTATGGGTTATTTAACATAATATCTTGTGTGGATAACACAGTTTATTTCTTGCGGGGCCTGTCTATGCGGGTTTGTTCCTCACGGCGACCCATGCCGCAGGGATAACACACCCATCGATCCATCCGCTGTGAATGCCACCACCAATTGATATCGTTCCATTGTTGGCATTGGGGACATCTGCGGGTGTCCAAGGGCACAGTGCTGTCCGCTGTGGTTCCCTCTATGGAGTCCAACAACATCTCTGTGATGCAGTGGTCGCAAAAATTATCGAGATCGTCAAATTCCAACACAGTGCCTCCGCACTGTTCGCACTTGGCCTCGGGGTCTATATGCATCGGCGTTTGCCTTGCTGTTGTTATTGTTTGTAAACTCGCTGGTATCGATACAGTGTAGTTGTAGTGGAGTCATTGACATCAACAGAAAATGTATATTTTATTTTCATTTCACCATCATATGTATATGGGTCAGTGGTTGGGATATCTGCATCCACATTCAATTTTAATGAATTTAATTTAGCGTTGATGTAATTTTTTGGCCCAACATACGTGATTGAAGTGGCAGTTGTGGCTGTGGCCGGTTTATCCACAAATCGCTTTAGAGTAAACCCACCACCAAACGCCGAAGGTTGTTGAGCTACGTAATTTCCATCGGGACTAACAAGCATAATATTAAAATCAAATCCTTGTGGATCACCTGATTCAAATTGTGGACCGGTAGAATCTGAATTGTCAGTTAAAACAATATCTGACGAGCTTTTAAAAATTTTGGTGCCATCTTTGCACATTCTCCCCCCATTAAAAGACACTGTCTCTCGGAGCGTTAAACTAGATCCATCTGTGGTATAAATTTTATCATCGATGTAGATATAATCTCCGCCTATCTGTGGTGGCTCCGGGTACAACTGTCCGCTGGGGGCGGCCCCTTGAAGAATTTTATTGACCAATGTCCAAGTTGTTCCGGATCTAGCATAGACACTGGCATAAAATGAGCCATTGTTAGCCCCCGCCTCATGTCGTTCCTGCACTGCCAACAGCGAACCATCTGCATTTAGGCTGCCACCTACATATGAAATGTTGGTGTCCTCAATTACCTGCTGTTGACTATATGTGGATCCATCGTAAAAAAATATGTGCGTTTTCAACCGCGGAGCCTCTATGGGTCCGTTGTTTTGAACAACAAAATAATTTCCATTGTTGGATATACTCATCACTAGAGAGGCGGGCCCCCCTTGGTTGGTCAGCATGAGATTGTGCTTGTTAAATCTTAAATCTATTGTTTGTAATGGATTGCCGGCAAATTTACTACCACTACCACCATATGAGAATACTCTTGCTCTTGCGTTGAAATTATTGTAAAGTTGATTATTTTCTGTCAAAATCAAACGGTTGCCATCACCGGACAGAGCAAAACTTTCAATTCCTCCGGATTCGAGAGTACAGGTAATTTCTTGATTGGAGCTCGCTGTGGATCCGTCCACCGGAAAGGCAACATTTTCGCTATCTCGCACATAGGTCCATAGCGTTCCTAGACTAGTATCGCCTGCACCGTCTTTGTCTCCCGCTTCCACTACCACCAAACGTAAATTATTATCAGACATCATTGCCGCATACCCGTAGACGTCGTAGGCACCACTGTTAACGTCCACATCCGGTGCAACAAATGTTTGCACTGTGTTGAATATCGCATGATCATTATCTTCAAAACTGTTAAAATATTGGCCGTTGGACTCAATTGAAACCACTACCGTGTTGTTGAGGTGAGGCTCTGCTGCCACTGTGGGATTATTTGTAATGGCCGTGGGCGTGGTTGTGTTATAAATGCCCTGACCGGTAGTTTTTGTGATAAGGGATTCCGATGGTGCGGTAAAAGAACCATTAATGATGTTCAACGCGGTGGTAGAAGTGATCCCCGCAAAAATAAAACCATCGATGTCTTTGACCAAACCGCTATCCATCAGTATAAAATAATTTTGATTTGGCTGCAGATAACCAAAAGCATCCAAATACATTTTATCATCGTGAACATTTATATTAGCCTGCGTCCAAGTTTTAACCAATGTACTATCACTGTTATAAAGATATACATTACCCGTGGCCAACTGGATAAGTCGGTTAAAACGTATTTCTATTTCGTATTCTTTTGTGTTTGCGGCAGAATCGTCAGCGGGATCTGTGGAATGAATTGCCGGTCCGGTTGCGTTTGTGGTAAAGGTTCCAACTGTTGCGGCCAAATTTCCTATGCCATCAACATCGATCAATGCATCATTGCCTGTCTCGATTGTGTAAACCGTATTTGGTTGCCAATTGATGCCCAAGCCGGATACATCTATGTTAATTTTCATTATTATTCTCCATAAGTTATAATTGCGTTAGTAGCTGCCACTGTTGCAACCACAGTTGAATCCGATGCTCTAATAATTATGTTGCCCGGCCCCGCGGACACATCTCGATCGGTATTGAATGTTATACCCGCATCATTCACACTGCCGGTTGCTCCGTACACACTGGTAGCACCCAAGGCATCAATAGGTGTGGCCGTATACCCCGGCCCCACATCTGTTGTCCAAACCACAGCCGCGGTGGATGAGATGCCCGACCAATTGTCTCCACACACATCTTTCAAAGTTCCGGAGTCAGCAAGAACATAATATGATGTATCTCTTTCTAAGTCTACGGTTGGATTCAAACTTACACTATTATCGCTACCATAGAAAATAATTTCACTGGTCTGATCATCTTCAAATGTGGTCTCCACATCAAATGATTGATGCAACGTACCATTAGATTTATATATATGGAACTCTCCTGTGCCAATTGTAAAACTTTGATTGAAAAACAATTTAACATTGGATTGAATATTAACATTGATGTTGGTTGTGCTATCTCCGGGTTCTTGGAATCCACTATCCAACGCATAACTGGTTAACGCCAGCGCCGCTTTTGTCGTGATCTGTGTGGAAGATGCCGCATTTGATCCACTTCCATTGCCGCAAGGATCTCCGGGGGCAGTGATCCAACCGGCCGGTATGGCCACTGTGTATGTTTCTCCATTATTCAAACTAAGTGTGGATGAATCCGCTGGATAGGTTAAAATATTTTCCACTATGGAAAATGAAGATGCAGGCAAACTGTAAGGCACCGTGGATCCATCGGCGCTGGTTATAGTTAAATTTCCACTGCCGGCGGCCACATCATTATTGTTAGTTGTAATTGTTAATTTACGGCTACATGTCGATATTGACGGACTGACGTAGATAGAAATAGTTGCAAAAGCATCGCCGGCAATGTTGAATGCTGTGGTATCATATTGGGGTGTGTTAAAATTCCATGTGGTTGGCGATGTAATTGCAGGACTATCAAGCCCGCAATAATTTACATATCCCGCGCTCATTAAAATATAATAATCGGTGCCTTTGGCCCTAGAAGGAAAAGGAATCCCCAACACATTTTTATCAATAGTGGTATTGGCTGCACTTATTTGAGAAACCAATGTGCCATCTGACTCATACAAACTTGCTACACCGGCTCCTTTTGCAAGAGGCCCATAAAACCCGCCAGTGGTCAATCCAAATTTCACAAAATAACTGCCTGTGCGAGGTGCCAAATTTGGTGATGTTATTGAAACTCCTGGTTCATATGTAGTTCGATCTTGTGGGTAAAAAGTGTTAAAAAAAAGACCTGTAGGTAAAACCACCGGGCTTGCCGGATCAACTGGTGCCGCGGTTGAAGAATCTTGATTACCTCCTCCACCCCCGGTGCCGGGGATATTAACGGTAATAACATTTCCGTTTGCTGTTGCAACAACACCGTCGCCAGTAAAATTTATTGTTGATAATCCTGTTGTTATGTTAGTACCCTCATCTTTTACTGTAATGGGGCTGGCCACAAGCAACGTGGAACCATCGGCCTGACCTAGGATGTCTACACCTGTTTCTGTTTTAAATATGTCAAATATTTTATCAAAAATACCACCTACCGCTGTGCTGCCATTTTTTAGATCATCTAATAATTTTAACAATTCTATTATGCCCAGTGCTGTTGCTAATGCTCCTCCGGAATCTTTTATATCGGTGTTGGGAGTGATGGCATCGGGCACCTGTTCGGGAACGAACTCCACCAAGCCCGAGGGAGAGGAGAACGGACCCACTGTGTTGCTGTTGAAGCCCCTGACCTTGAAAAGGAAATTGCTGGCATTGAGGTTGTCATATTCAAAAACCACTGTTGTTCCGCTGGTATATACACCCCCGCCAACGGGTTTCTTAGTGCCCACAAGGGTATAACTCCTGTTGGCATCCACGGCCTGTTCGTCATCAAACGTGATCCAAAAGTCCAGCCCCTCCACCACCCCAGTGGGCGCGGTGGTCTGCACTTCTATACGCGGACGGCTGGACAGCTCGTATTTTGTAATCTGCGGAGTGCCCGGGGTGCCTATTGAACCCAATGTTATGATGCCATCTTCGTCTGTTCTTGTAAATCGTGTTATGTTGCCCGTGTTGTACACATCAGCATCATATTCCAGTGCATTGATCTCTATGGACAGTGCGCCATCATTGCCTTGTTTTTCTGTGATGGCTATTATCCGAAAAACTTTGTCAGTGAACCCATATCGGCTGTTGGTTATGGATATCAGTTCACCCGCCTTGAGATTGACATAACTGAAGTCTGTGTCAAATTTTATCATGAGATCCACACGGCTCTGTTTCAATTCGATGAATCCCAACAGCTCCGCCTGCACTGGCTCGTTTATGTTGTCATATCGTAATTCGAGGGTGTTGTCAAGCTCGTTGGCATTCCTGTCTGCGTCGGGTATCTCTATCTTGATGAAGTCCGCGGAATCACGCAGATCCCTGTGCGGGAATTCGACCTTTACAGCATTGTAGAGATCCTGCAGTCCCGTGCCGGACACACTGATCGACCCCAATATGTTGTCGTCAGAGAAACTGGCCGCCGAATTGCCGGTCCTGTTAATGATCACTCCCCACTTGCCCGTATGCACGTCATAGCTCAACCATGACGCCGCGGCGCTGACGATCTGTTCCGCGTTCTTTAAAACTTTCTCTTTGGTATCTACCAAGCCATTGATCTGATATCTGTCCGCGAGGGTCTGTGCGGTGCTGTCCTCTTCGATGTATCCAAATGATGTGGCCGAAAATGTGTTCAACTCAACAAGGCTCGCAGTGTCTATTTCACCGTGTTCAATGCCGGCACCATAGGTACTTGACGTGAGATAATCTTGCAACACATCTCCGGGTAATTTCATGCTGTTCTCCACTTCGAATAGCACATCCGGCAAACCTGTGATGTTCTTTTCCCTGTTGTAGCTCACTCGCACCAGTGCGAATATCAAATTGTTCATGGCATTTGTATTGGATGTCCAGTTTGGAAATATTGTTTCTGCGTTGGGAACCACGGCAGTTGAATCTGTGTAGCCCGATGGTATCAGGCCTGCTGTCCTTGAACCAGCATAGAAATATATCTTGATGAGACCACTGGCGTTCCTGTCTATGGTACCTTCCCTGTCCACTGTGTAATCCACAGTGATGCCGTCTGCCCTGAACACCACTCTCTGTTGGTTTAGATACACGTCATGGAATGTATATGTACTTGCAGAAGAATCAGATAACCTCGTGCCTGTTTTTTCACACAGGGTCAAACAATACCACATGGTCTTGTTGTTGTCTGTCATTGCGGCATCTGTTAAATTGCCGCCAAAGAATGCCGTGCCATACAGCACAGGTATCTTGCTCTCTGCATTTGGATTGAGTTGTAATCTAACACCCTTGTCTATGTTCTCCGTGCCTGAATTGTTCTCACGGTTCACGTTGCGAGACATCTTGTACACACCATATGCCAATGCGGCGGTCTTTAGCAGTGTGCTGGCTGTGGAACTGCCACCTATGAAAGAGATTGCTTTCCTGCCCGCATCGATGATGCCACTTAGGAAGCTCATTATAGGGGTGCCCCGAAGTTAAAGTTTGATTTGGCAAGGGCACTTACCCTATCCATATCCCCCGCAGTGAAATCTGATGCATTGGTCCTGCGGCCGGATATCTTGTTGTTCAATAATTCTACCACACTGGTAGCGGTGAGAGTGATAGTGATGCTGCCGGTGTCAGCCCCCATCATGAGGTCATCTGATATGTTAAAATTGCTGATGATGCCTTGGAATTTGCCAGCTGGATTGCCCTGAATGTTCAACAGTGCACCGGTCTCGGAATTAAAGAAGCCCCGGGTTATCAAGATGTCAGACCCCTTAATTTTATTGTCCAGTATCTCTGCCACGTTGCCCTGCGGGATGCCGCTGATTACAACACTGATATCTTTGGGATTGGCCCTCAGTTCGTCTGTGGTATCTGTGATGGAGAGCAGTTCACCTAGTCCCTGATAGTTGGTGCCATCGATGGTATAATCTTTGTGATAATCACTGAATGTCAATGTTTGATAGCCGGGCACTACCAGTTTCACAAACAAGTTAGTTTGTATGCTCCTATAGGCGGATAGGTCGATGCTCATTAGATGGCCTCCACAAAAACAAAGGGTCCGCTCCAACTGACTTGATCATATCCAAATATGGTAAAGGTAGGCATGCTGACGCATAGCACCCTCCAGCTGACATTCTGTCCCACCGACAAGGTGTAGTTGCCTGCGGATTCCCTTATGGGCCTATGCACTGTGATGGTATTGCTGTTGTGATCAACATCGGCGACCACTGTGTACACACTGCCGGGAGAATCTTGCAATTGGATATAATCTCCTGCCCTAAATTTAAATTGTCCGCTGGTCAATCCCGAGGTGCCTGCTGTGATTGTAAGTGTGTTGCCACTGGCATAGCTCACTGTGATAGCAGTGCTGTCGAGGGATAGGTTGCCGAGATAACCGTTTATGTAAGAATGGCTCTCCTTGTCGATGGCTATGGTGTCTTCTGTTGTGCGGTCCAGCGCCTCTACTAATTCTATCAATCTCCTGTTGTCGCTCCAGCGTATGCCGTTGGGCAATTCCACGCTGAATTCATAGACCTGTCCACCTAGGCTGGTGCTACGCACCACGCCGCTACGGCTCACTGTCTGTGCCACTTTCTTCCTCTTGCTGATGCCTATGGAAGTGGCGTTGTCTATCACGTATTGAAAACTCATACCTTTTTATCTCCTTGTTTGCGGCAGACTTCTCCTGCCTTGTTCTGTTATCGCGAACAACAACTCGGGCTCCGTTGCCAGCAATTGCCTAAAACTAAAGGCATCCACAGCGTTGATATTATATGTGATACTGCCCATGCCCAACGGCGTGATGTTGGCTGGCCCACTGATCAATTCAGGTCCCGATTCTCCCGCTATGCCCATCTTGCCAGCTGGTAGGAATCCACCGTTTGCGAAGAATCCCCCGAACACGTCGCTGATCTTGCTGAATATGCTGCCACTGCTCTTCTTCCCCCCAAACACCACGGCGATCAATTCTCTGATGTTGCTCCTCAATAATTCTTCCAGCACGGTGTTGATGAAATCTCTGAAACTGAATTTTCCTGTCTTGGCAAAATTAACAATGGCATCTTCCATGCCCCTTGTGGTGATCTCGAACACCCGCTGTGCCTTGAGTGCCGCGTTGGTGGCCTCGTCCGAATATTTCTTAAATGCTTCTTCCCATCCATATCCAAAGGTCCTTTGATTGGCAGATGCTTCTTCCACCATCTCTCTCTGTTTGGCTATGGCCTCTTCCGTGGCCGTCGTGATACGTTCTATCTGTTGAGATATGGCCTCGGCATTGCCTGGTATCATTGCCTTTTGTAGCTCTTCTACCTGTGTCTTTAATTTTTGTCTTAAAGTGTGTTCAATCTTGTTGATCTGTTTCTCTAAGCTGTTCATGTTGACAGTCTTCAATTCATAAGCAAGATCCTGTGTGCTGTTCTCTATCTCCCTTATGGCCTTGTCTATCTCTTTGAATTCAAAAGCTATACCTTGATTGCCCCCACCCAGTGCATCCTTGCCTGCTATTTTTACATCATCCAACGTGCCGGCGAACTTCTTCGTGGCCTCTGCGGCCTTGGCTAATTTTTGGTCATATTCATCTAGTTTGGATCCCACGAATTCAACCAACCCCCATTTTTTGGCTTCGTTGGCGGTGTAGTTTAGAGCCTCGCCCACCAGTTTGGCAAAGTCTTGTGATGCAGTGCCGGAATATCCAAATGCACTGGCCACGGTGTCCAAAGCACCCGCCAATAAACGGAATGGTGTGGCCACTATGTCAGCGATATCCTCGCCTAGCTCAATGATTATGCCGCTCATGTATTGTATGGTCGCCGCTGTGGCTACCAGCGTTCGTCCCAACCCCTCTCCTAGGGCACGTGAAAATTCAGTATTGCTGGATATCAGTTTGGTTAGATCGGTGAGCACCATACCCACGGCCGGTCCCAATCCCTGCCCCATGGCATCCGCGGAGTTTTTGACCGCCACGCCAAATTTGGACATCTGCGTGGATAGGTTCTTTAATCGCTCTTCTGTGGCTCCACCAAATCTTTCCTCTATGCCTTCCGCTAGAGCATTGACTATGATCCTGGCTCCCTCGGCAGATTGACCAAACTCACCAATCTTGCTACGGACAAGGCCTAACTTTTTTTCTAATATGTCAAATACGGGAACGCCTCTATCGCCTAATTTCTTTAGGTCGTTCAGCCCCAATCCGCCCGCTGTGGTTCGAGCGAACAGATCTGTCATGGCCTGCAATGATCCCACTTGGTCCGTGGTTATTGCGGCAGCGTCTGAGAATACTTTGAATAATCGCTCCGTGGGTTTGATTCCCGCCGCACCTAATTTTATATAGGCCTCGGTTAGGTCTTCTACTGTGAATTGTGTTTTGGCTGAAAAATTCTGTATCGCTTGGAATGCCTGTGCCCCGCCCTCTGCGGATCCAGCCACTGCTCTCAAACTGGCCCTTAGGTCGTCAAATCGTGCTGTGATGAGTATGACATCTTTAAGTGCTTCTCCCACTTTCAATGCCGCGAATGCGGCTGCTAGGACACCTATTGCACCTTTGAGGCCTATGACACTCTTCTGTGCCGCTTCTGTGTCTACCTGGATCTTGTATCTGTCAATCGTGGCCATGGATGCTATTTAAACTCTTCCTTTACCAGTTTTCGTATGTATTTAATGGTGGGTTGGCTCATGCCGTCTGGGGCCTGTTTGGACCATCCCTTGTCCAGCCTATTGGCATATGGATAATCTGCCTCGATTATGGTCTTGTTCTGTAATGATGTGTTTTTGCGGGCATTACCGGTTTTTTTTGGTGTTATGCCCTTGAAAAATTCGTATGCCTTTTGCGGGATCTTTGACACTTGCTGTTGGCGGCGATTTAACTTGGCGGCTATTGCTCGACTTATTACTTTTAGGAACACTCGCATGCTCGACCCTTTCTATCATTGCCTGCAATTCATCTTGCCTGTAATTGGGGATAGGCTTTTCTCCCCGGGCAACCTTTTGCAGATATGCCTCATACTCTGCGCCTCTAATGGCACATTGTGCATCGATACTCCAACCACTTGCTAACGCATGGCTCGGTAAGCATCCATACCGTTTGGCCACAAAGTCCAATGTTATCCAAGAATTTACTTCTGGATCGGGCTTGGAGTAGTCGGCAGTTTTAAGTTTCCCAATTTAGCTACCACTCCCTCTATCACTTTGACAGTGATATCTAGTGGTAATAAATGATCCGCTCCCAGCGCCGGTTCACCCTTGTCATCCAACACTAGTTCGCTGATAGTATTTACAACCTCTGTCATGTCCTTTTGATTCAGTTGTGCCAGCTTGAGATATGTGGACATGGGTTGTCTATCATAACAATAGAACTCCACGGGCTCTCCGTAAGTTTTAACTATTGCGGGATCGTTGATAGTGATCTTTATCAATTGCGGTTTTGCGGCTAATTTATTTAATTGCATCTTTTTATCCTTTTCTGTTTATCAGTTGATTTAATACAGCAACCAAGAACGACAAGCGGCTACGGGCCTTCCTTAGATCGCCATCCGCACAGTTGACTTCATTCTGTGCCTTGGCGCATTCTGCCAATAGACTCTTGTACAATTCTAGTTCTGTCTTTGTATTTATAACATCCATTATCTGTTGATCATGTTATTGACTCAGGGCCCGGAGGCCCTGTGCCGCGGAATTATTACTACGTTCCGTATTTGTTTAGTGTTGCAGTTGTGCCCACTGTGTATGAACCGTCCACTGTGATAGTGATCGGTGATACCCAAACAGGAGCATCAGCTGATACAGTAGGAGCCAAGCCGGTAATGTATCCAGTACCGGTAATGAACTTGCCTGCTGATCCCTCTGATGTATCTCCTAGGTATAGGTCAAATACAACAAGATCTTTGTCCGTGGATAGTCCAAAAACGCCCTTGGCAGCTGTTGATAACGCTACGTTGGCTGTGGAACCATCTTCGTTTGTTGTGCTACCAAAGAATCTGTTCTGGTCTAGGACAAGGTTCATTGATAACGAGTTTGTGGCCGTTGTTGCAATATTTTTTTTGGCTTGTGCATCTAATTGTGTCCAAGTGAATATATCATTCGCCGCATTTACAGTTATGTCCTGTAAAGCCGGAATGGTTAAAACATCACCTGCCTGGGTATAGACGCCACCAGTTTCATAGATTGCAACTCGCAGGACTATCTCTTTAGTTGATACTCCTGGGGCTGGGTAGATATATGACATATGTTTTTCTCCTTATGTGTCAAGTTGTGTCTTTACAAATGAATAACTCACTGTCGTGATCACTATATCGCCTTCATATGCAGTGCTGACTGCCACCGGCTTTCGATTGAAACCATTCACGGTGTCATCCAAAGCAACGGCCTTCATGCTGGATATTAGGCTGTCGTAATTGCTAGGTAAAGTTTTGGCATCTGTTCCGACTATTGCGTTCACGGTGATTACTTCATTGTAAACACCGTTTCCATCTAGTGTAGAAACAAGAGGATCTTGTTCAGTTTGTGGTAGATCGACATATATTGTTTTTATGTTCTGCAGATACAAGGGCGTGTCGCCTTGATCATACGGCAACACAGTCGAAACCGTGAAACCCGCTTCTGATATAGCCTGCAATTTTTCCAATATAGTCGCTCTCATTATCTGTATCTCCTAGGAGACACAGTCGCTGGTTTGAACTCCGTGCTTTCTAGCACATCATCGCCATCGAAATCATACCACGAACCATCTGATATCAGCTCTTCGAACAGGGCATTGTACTTCTGTTGATAATATCCAATTTTTTGCCTTTCAGCATCATTTTCATTACCGAAGTCTGCCACCCTGGGAAGGGCATATTCATACATGCAGTGATACACACACAAATCAGTAAAATCATTCTTCCTAGATAGGATGCTCATCGCATCCACCGCGGGAAGGTCTGCTCTCGAATTGATAGTCAGACTTTGATTCTTAGTTGTTTGCAGTTCATACCACCACGTGCTGGCTCGCAGTTGTGTGAGGATCCTCTCAGTGCTACGCACCAAAAGGTCCTCAACCACAGCCTGTGTAAGGGCCTCGTTTTCCACTAGGATGCGGTTATCCCTATCGACAAAATCGTCGTATGTCGCTAGTGCTATAACCGAAGTCGTAGTTTGTACGAAAGCCATTGCTATCCTCTATTACGAGTCTAAGTGCATGAAGACACCTCTTGAGGCATCCACTACACCTACACCTGCGTGTAAGTTTGCTACGATATCGAAACCAACTGCTTCTGCTCTTCTCGCGATTTCTAAATCAACGTTCTTGAACATGGCAATTCTTAACGCATCCGCCGCGAACACAACAGCAGTAGGATTCACTAATCCCGTGTTTGTTGCTGTTAGGTAAGCAGACACGAACGCATCCGCTCCAGCGATTCTTCCAACGAAACCAGTTCTCATGGCTTCATTTTGATAATCACCACCTGCGAACGCCTGTGCTCCAATTTCAGACATGATGGCCTGATATTGGCTGGCAGCGATGATGATCTTTAAAGGACCAGTTTCGCCCGCTTCTCTGATTGTGCCCATAGCTTTGTAGATCTCGGACAATTTAAGAGTTGAGTTTGTTGCGTCTTGTTGGTTTGTCAAAGATGCGAAAGCATTTGAAACATCAGTGTCAAATTTAGATTGGATTGAATTTCCAAGAATTCTACCAATTTCATTTGTGTCGATGCCACCTAGATCTCTTAACACAGTTCTAGATGCGTAGATGTTTGCTGGTATCTCCACCTTTGTATCTGCTATCACAGTGGCCGATATGTCATCGGTTCCTGAATGATCGCTAGATGTTAGTTTTGTAGTCCTTGCGGCATATGTGCCGGAAGCAGACGGTTTCAACACAGGCACTTGTGCTGTGTGCGAACCCGCTGGTACGTTCACGAAAGGAATCAAATTACCGCCTAGGTAAAGAGATGCTTCGTGCGCCGCGTAGATTGTAGCGGCTTTGGTATTCACGACCAATGAATCTAGGTCGTATGGTGCATTGTACGCCATTTATTTTCTCCTTGTTATACAAGCCCTTGTTTTTGGGCCTGCTTATATTGTTTTCTATGATCCGGATTGGTCATGTCCAATCTCTTTAGATCAAAATTATCTGGTGTGAGGCCAGTTCCTACCTGCGATTTCGTTGCAGTGGTCGCCGGAGAGGCTCCTACGAAGTGTGGGTTCTCATCCAAGAATTGCCTTACGAGCATTTCTGGGGTGGTCTTTTTGCCCTTGTCATCGTACTGTACCTTACCGTCCGCACCCAACACTTCCACGTCTCCGTCCTCATTAAGTTTTACTCTTGCGAACAATAACTGTTGTACCTGCTTTGGTGCTATGGCCTTGTATTTGGCCGCGGCATCTAGCAAGGGCGTGTTCACCTTGTATTCCTTAATGACTTCATCGCGTTTCAATATCTCTGCGTCTTTCTTCTGTGCAAGTTCTTCTAGGGTCTTTTGGAACTCTCCCCTCTTGATTGCTTCCTCGGTCTTTTGTTTTTCCGAGTCTGCCTTGAGTTTCTTGAGTTCATTCAAGTCCCCCAATTCAGAATATTGCTTCTCATATTTTTTAGCTAGGCTGGATTTCAACCCCGCCACATGATTGTCAAATTCTTCCTTGGTGTAAGTCTTGCTTTCTTTTGTTTCCTGTGTTGCTTGTGTCGAAGCCACAGTTGCTTCATTTGCCAATGATTGATCGCTCATCGTTGCGTGCCTCCTTAGGAGTTGTTGTTATTTAAACCGTTAGCCGTGGTATTTTCTGTACGCACTTCTTCCGGGTGGATATAGCCCCTGCTCATTAGGGCGTCATGTTGCTCCTCGGTGCTGACCAGTTGAGCGGTGCCCGTTGCGGGGTCCTGCATCACGTGTGGTTGCATCTCGGATAACACTTCGTCCGGTACATAGCCCAACAGCTCAACGATAGAGCGATCGATCAATCTATGTACTGCAGGATTGTCCGATGCCTTCCTCGCTGATTCTAGTTGTGCATATTCATTGTGAACATCTCGGATGTTAAATGATCCGGGATATTCGATCTCACAGTCATATGGCTTGTCCATATAATCCGCAAAAATTCGCCAAATGCCCTCTTCCGCTAGCTCTAGGTTGTCCGCCTTCTCGCTCAGTCGAGCCGCGAGCAATTGAAATTCTTGTTCTTGTGCCACTCCGCTCATCCTCGCAGCCTCGGTGCTGCGGATGGATCCTATGTTGGCCATCTTCTCTATGGATGCGGATATGTGTGCTATGCTCTTGAGTATGGCATCCACTGATGCGCCGTTGTAATCTAATATGTAGGGCTTGAGCTGTGGATCTAGGTTTTCTGATATGTGTATGATGGATCCCGCTCCGTTGCCTGTTATGGTGTCCGGTGTGCATACCAACGAAGGATGTGAATCCATACGTATGGTCTGCTCCAATTCGTTGATCAGGTTATAAATGGTCTTAGACGCATCCGCGATATCTGCTAGATCCGATATGCCCAAACCACGCACCGGTGATTTCTTGTTGTAGACGCACACCGCGGGAATATATCCCAATCCGTTGACTTCTTGTTTCTCTTCTAATATTTGTTTCTCTCCCTGTGCGGGCTCATTGATCACTGTGGTCTTGATCATGTCGGGGGTCCATTCTTTGATGGTCTTGACCGTGCCGTTGACGTCTTCTATATAACGGATATAGTCCAACCGGTAGGCGCCGTTC